TAATACATACACTAGCCGAGAGACAAAACGCAGAGGATAATTTTTGCTGATGTGCTGCCGAAACCACCTGCTGAAATCGCACCGTATCCATGATAGAAATAGTAGCACAAGGAGAGAATGGTATTGATCAATTCCATATTCCAGCCCTTCTTGGTGGGATCTTGTATCGAGGTGATGAGGAATTTGGAGGCGCTTTTCTCTCTCTAAAGATTCACCACAGTCTCTACATAATCATCTTTAATGTGGCCCCATCTGGCTGGATGATCTATATCAAAGTCTTCGGTATAGGACAAGTATCTGGAGGCTAAAATTTCTCTTTGTCTGTCAAAATGTGGACTATTTCTAATCTAGTTGATATAATCCATGAGGAAGACCTGTTGGTGGCTCCGGACTAGTGTCTTATCTGCATCATATGATGGAACGAAGCACCTATAAGTTCCGCAGAATCCGTAAGCGATAAAGACATGGTGCCAACCCAAAGAAAATCTAAAGCTCTTTTCCGATAGAACTTTAACGTTCCTGTGACTATAGCTGTGTCCAGCTGAGTTAGGAACAGAAAGAACATATGACTTCTATTTGTTGTCTGCTGTCACAGTAAATGAGCCTTCATAGTTGGGATAAAGGTATCGACCTGGATATGAAGTGTACTCATTGCCGATAATAAGATAATTTGCTTTCCAGCTCCTTATGTCTTCTTCTTCAAAATAGTAATGACTGTCGTTAAAAATAAGGAGAACATCTTCTAGAGCCATGTTCCATCGCTTGGCTAGATTGGTCTCAGCAAATTATTGGAGGGTACCTCGGAACATGACTGGGATAACGCCATTATATTCCACTTGGTTATGTTGGACGAGTTCCACGTGATCTGAGTATTTGTCGATGAATGAGCCTTCATTGGCGTCCCAATATTGAACATTGTATGATCCATCTTCTGGGCGGATGTAGACTCTGATTGTGTGTTCACTCAGGTCGTTAGCTCTCTCCAATGCATGGTAGCTATCGGGGGAAAAGTCACCGTCCTCTAAATACTATTGGACTGCTTGTGTGAGGACTGGGGAAGAGTTATGGTTTTTAAGATCTAAAATTCTGTCCATCTGTTTAAACTTCGAACCTACATCAACGACAATTCTAGGCAGATTAACTTCATTGAGGGCCTTCGCTAAGGTCTTGTCTGCGATGACTCTAAGTAGGTTATGACCGCCTGAAGAAGCCCTGCTGTTAACAGATTCATCTTGGAGAACATCTAGACCTGAGTCGGCCAAAATCTTCGATTGAATAGCAGACAAAGACCTCGGAGCCGTAGCCACCAGCTGATGATTTTCAATTTTGAACTTGGAAAACTTTGAGTTGGCCTCTCTGAGGACGGAGTAATTCTTTTCCGTATATAGATCCAGGATAACATCTTTACTCAAATTGCAGAACTTGTCCATATTGACTACCGGATCTACTTCAATTTAAATCTTCTGGACCCACGAAGACATTTTGGCTAGAGTAGAGAAATGGGTGCATATATCTTTGATAGACCATTGCTCCATTTCCTTATAAATCCATGCACAAGTGAGATGAGATTTAGGACCTAACATTTAGGCTGCCAGATTGGACATGTAATATCAAAAGCAGACTCTAGTAAAGTCGCCTATGTTTTTCCTTTTAATGAGTTGATCTCTAACATAAGAGAAGTCTGACCTTAGGTTCTTTTCGGCGACCTCTTTCTTATCTTCTCTCCACAGCTTGGAGACGAAATTTGACTACTCAACCCAGTAGTGGAAGTAGTAAAGCTGCTGTTCCCTGGTCAAGTCACAGTGTTTATCTCCAACTAAATACAGGAAATCTGAATCGTCCATTTGCTTCTTGCCGAATAGATTCTTTGAAGCCTTTTGGCCAAAAGAAAAGCCTCCATGAGATTGCTTGTGTTCTTCGGCCTGGAGGTCTATTATTCATCTGTCTATCTTGTAGACATATTCGACCTTGGGGACAAGTTTGTAATGAGCCTTCTCTTGGGTAGGGTCTAGATGTGGGTATCTACTGGCTAAGGCTTCTCGAATGACTGGGTCTATTGCTTTTGCTTTAGAGAGAATTGGAGGGGGATTATAGACGTTGTCCCCGAAACCAAACACTATGACCTGAGCAATATCGTGAAGTGCTTCCGTCTCTTTCTCTGTATTGAGGCCAACTGGAAGTCTCAACAGGGTGGAGATCAGCTGGGTGAAGACTTTAAGGTTATGTCTAAATCTAAAGCGAGGATCAACTTCTAACCTAGATTGATAGATCTCAGCTTTAGTAAGAAGTTTAGCTTTCGTCTCGTCATCAGCATGCTTGTATCTATCCCTGAAAGCTTTCTTATTTCAGGCAAACGATCTCTAGAAGCCGGTCTCCGAAGGCTTATCTGAATCTTTCTGGTCGGCAGATTTTGGTTTTCAATTCTGGCTTCTAGGCGCGCTTTTGTCATGGAAAGCTTTCTTAGCCTCAGGCCTTTCGAACCTGGCCTATCTCTTTTCTTCTTTAGATTTACCCGTGTTTTTCATCGGGTCATTTTCCTCATTGAAGTGATGATATTCTTTCTTCTCTTCTTCTGAAATTTTAGGTTTTCTAAAATTCTTGAGGTTTCTAAT